AGCTTGTTGAAAGCCCCACTGGACGCGTCCACCTGGTCTTTGTATGCTCCGGTGGGGAAACCGGCCAGCTCGTCCAGGTATCCTTGGTTCCAGGCGCCGCGGGCTAGTCGCACATTGCCCGCTTCCGCTTGTGCCGCCAAAGGCTCCGCCCGGACTTCCTTGCTGCCGGTCACCGTCTCAGCGTGCACGGGGTAGCCCGCTAGTAGCCGGATAGTGGCCTCGGCGCTTTCCTTGCCGCCGGAGCCTGGCTCTTGCTCTGTCCAGATATGCACCCGATTCTGGTAACGACCGGCGTCCAATTGCGCAGTCTGCTTCATCACTGCGTTGCGCTCTCCACTAGACCACTGGCCCCGTACCACATCCTCTATGTACACCAGCCCATTCTCGGCCATAGCCATAAGCACCCCGGCACTATAGGCCCCACCCCCGGCTGTGCCCGCCTTGTCCCAGTACCGCACCCTATCAGCAATAGATGGGGCAGCGTCTACGATGGTGAACCATTGGCGCTTGAAGCGATTACCCTCAGCTACGGTGGGACTGCCCTGGTATTCGGCGGCCCATCCCAACGAGCCTACATCCTTTCGCAAACTCTCCAGCTCGGCCAGGCTGAAACGGAGCGGACAAAGCGGTTCGCCCGGTATCCGGTTAAGCGGATCGGCCTGCCCTCCTGGTAGATTCATCCGCCGGTTGTTGTGATCTCGCTCTTCCTGTGCCTCAGCGATAGCTGGTAGGCGCAGCACGGTCCACTCCCTGGCATTGGCTTGCAACAATCTTCCAGCCAGATCATCCTCGTGCCATCGGGTCATAATCAGCACAATTGCCCCACCTTCCCATATTCGGGTGCGGAAAGTGGTGCGATACCACTCCCAGGTCTTTTCCCGAATGGTGGCCGATTGGGCCATCTCCCAATTCTCGAACGGGTCATCGATCAGCCCCAGCAAAGCGCCGTGTCCGGTGATCGGGCCTCCTACGCCTACCGCCAGCATTCCACCCCGGCGGCCAGCTATCTGCCAATGGTTCACTGCCCTACTATCAGCCTGGGTGCCAGTCTCATCGAACAGGTGGGCATACTCGGCACTTTCCACCACTTGGCGAGCCTGGCGGCTTTTACTTTCGGCCAGAGTGGCCGCATAGCTGGATAGAATCACCGGGTCATCGGGTCGTTTTCCGAGCCAGTAGGCTGGCAGCCGGACGGACGCTAATTCGCTTTTCCCGTGCTGTGGCGGTGCGAATATCATCAACCGCTTGATCTCCCCTGCCACTACCGCGTCTAATGTGCTGGCTATCAAGGCGTGCGCTACCTCCGCCCGATATTGTGGGTAGGTATAGCCGGTGAAGCCCAATAGTGACTTCCGGGCTTCTCTACGGCTGAGTAGTTCCTGCGCTGCCTCCGCTGGCGATACGGTACAAATCATCGTCCGATAACTCCCGTACTAAGCGAATAGGGCCGCCATCTTTCCCGGTCAATTCTTGCTTCTCTGTCCATTGCCCCATCTCTTGCGCCGTTTGTTTCGCTAACTCTCGCATTTCCCGAATAAGGGCAGTGTCAACGGCATATTCCTCATAAACATCTAGCTTCGTTGCCTTGTAGGTGCGTACCATCAACCCTGTATTACTGCCAGCCCCCTGCATTGAGATGTCATCGGCCCTGGCATTGATTACCTGGTAACTACGGTTGAATAAATCGTTGTAGGCGTCTAGGCGGTTTTGCTTCTCAATGATACCTCTGGCTATGATGGCCTGGCGTTGCTCTTCAGCGATCAGTTCTAGGTGTTCCTGCCATTGATGCGATTTGGACCACCGGTGCAACTGCCCCAGACACCGAGTAGGGGCCTTCTCGCTATACGTTTGGTAACGTTTCGCCAGAGCATCAAGACTCCTGCCCTCGCCCATCGCCAGGTAATCATTGAATGCCTGTTTAGCCCGTGCTGTCTCTCTCATGATTCCTACATAACATAATTATTAGCACTTGTCAATATAAATAGTTAGCAAATGCTAATATAGACACGCGGCAATGGCGGCCAGGAGGGCATCCGTGCGGGTGGTCATTTGGGCCACTGTATATCCCGATTCTTTTCTACCGCTATCCATATGCGGTTAGGGTTCAAATTGTGCTTCATAGCATCTTCTACTTGCCTTTGGCGGCGACCTTCAATAAGCCAACGGATTATCCTGCTAAGGTGAGGGTCATTAGTAGTGTCTTTAGGGTCTATGTCGCAGTAACGGGCGACGGTCCTTGCTATCCTCAACGCCCGTGTACCCTGCCCACTTTTATGTATGTCGATTAAGAGTTGCTGGCCTCCCACCCGTTCAATCGCATCAAAGTCGGCTTCATTGCTTTTCCCAACATCCCCACCAAGAAGACGGCGGGCCAGCCAGCCATAAGTTGTCCACCTCTGTTGAGTTTCTATTAGGCGGATGTAAAGTGACCGTGCCTCTTCCCAGGTCTTAGAAACGCGCCGGTATGGTATTTCTTTTAGTCCGAGTTCTTTGGCGCACTGGAGGCGACAATGCCCATCAACCACATACCCATCACGTGTAATAACTATGGGCAGTATTACTCCATCATCATCTTCGGCAATGTCTGCCTTGAGCATGGATAGACGTCGGGGGGTCGTTCGCTCAGGCGGGTTAAGTCCAGTTAGTTTCACGTCCTTAGGGTCAATAAATCCCACCATGGGTAAATCGGTCTCCATCTCTCTCCCTCCTTTTATGTCTCGCCGCCTATCATCTTCCCGCCAGCTCGCCCTGCGCCCTAACCAAGAGCGCCTCAATCTGGCTGACCTCGGTTTTCACGGACGCCACCAGCGCCATTGCGCAGGTAACATCCTGGCGGGCGTTGATTACCATTGCCTCCAGCGTATCCCGCTGGGCGGTGGCCGTCTCTAGTTGTATCTCTAATTCTGCCAGCCGTTCCGTCCACTCGTTTGCTACAGCGATGTCTTCGACCCCCTCATTGGTCGATGTCGATACGTCAATCATTTAGTCCGTCCCGTAATTTGTCCCATGAAAATAAACCCCCCGGATCGCCCCGCTGTCTGTACAAGTCACTATGCGCGCATATATTCGTGGACGGGAATCCGTGCCGCTGCATCTTGCCCCGTATCCACCACACCAGGCTGGCGTACTGCTCATCGGTGTACGGCGTCGTGGTATCGCCCACCAGTTCAACGCCCAGCGTCCAGTTGTTGGGGTTGCCGTCCGGCAGCCAGGCGGGAGGAGGCTTATCCACTATCCCCGCGTGCCAGGCGTTACGCTCGTCCGGCACGCTCTCGTAGATGTCGCCGTTGCGGGCTATGACGATATGCGCCGATGCCATAGCGGTGGCGTTGTTGAACCAGCTAAGGGTGGCGTTAAGCGCCGCGTCCCAATCCGGCCCGCCAGTAGTGCAATGGATAACCACGCCCAGGATGCGGCACCCCGGCGGCCTGGCGCTCCAGTTGGCTACTGGGCGGATGATCACCGTTGGCTCGTTAGCCACGAAAGGGATTTCCTTCTGTCACCGCCCCGGTAGTTTTGTTGTACACCAGCACGGGGTTGGTGTAGGCGATGATCAGATTGCCGTCCAGGGTGAAGTTCTGCCATGAGCCATCCTTGCTGGGCATCGGGTAGATGATCCGGCCCGTTTTCGCTTGGGCCAGGATGTAGCCCCCGAAGGCGTCACCGGGGTTCCAGTTGGCTCCCTGGCGGTTGAATATGTCCCGGATCATGGTTTCGGTCTTATCGGTCGCAGGTGTAGGCAATGGAGTGCTCCTTTCAGTATGCTGTTTCGGCCATCCGGCCATAAGCTGCGCTATCTCGTATATGCCGGTGAAATCGAATCCCTTGCCGTCGCCTTCGCTAATCCATTGCTTATCACGCCCCACTACGAAGCCACAGCAACCGATGTAGGTGACATTGTGCCTGGCGGCGAGCTGGTCCATAAGCTCGGCGTATTGCCTGAAGTGATTAGCGTAGACCGGGTCCCGGCCTGGGAACTCGTAATCTTTTTGCCATCCATGCTTGGGCGGTTGCGGGTCGCTTTCATAGCCGCATTCCAGGGTGGCGATAACCGACGGCATGGGGTCGTAGAACTCCCACCGGCCGATGAAATACGGCGCCGTCCGGTCGTTTCCGCCGGCACGGCTCAACGGGCCTTCCGGCGAACTCCAATACTCGTGGCAGGCGTAGATGTCACCAGGAAAGAACACACCGAACAGTTTGTGACAAGTGGCCGCTAACAGCGTCCAGTCTCGTAGCTCGACGTTGCCCCGCGGGGCAGAGTAGTAGCAGTAGAGCTTGCCGTCCGCCTGGCACAACTGCCACATCCGGCGTTCGTACCGTACCACCTGTTCGGCGATGGGCCGGTCGTGGCTGTAGACGCCGGTGAACTTGTCACTCCCTACATACTCATTTGCGCCCATAATGGCCTTCAGGTAGGGCCAGGCGGCGCCCGCTCGCTGCTTGATAACGGCATAGTGGCGCTCAGCGGTGGCAATGGGGTCAGCCATAATCTCTGGGAACTGGCCCCCGTCTTCGAAATAGGCCCGCCCGATGTTGAAGCATCCCCAACCAGCGGCCTCGGCGATCAGCGGCGCCGGGAACTTGTCACACCAGAGGGCGATCCCCGGCTGGCTTTGCCGGACGTATTCGGTGACGCCGGTGTATTCTGGGTTCTGGATAAACTGGCCTAGCCTAGTGGTCATTGCTCACCATCCTCTCTCTTGCGCCAGCCGCTTCTTGTACTCTCGCTCTAGCATCTCTGCCGTCTCTTCCAGTTCCTTGGGGATATTACCCCGGCGCTTGCCAGTCAAAGCCCGGCGGTATGCTCGTAGTTGATAGGCCTTCAGCTGGTACTGCCAACCCTCTTCAGACAGAAGACCAATTCGCCGAGCCTTCTCTTCCAATTCTCGAATGATAGCCCGGAGTATCACCAGGCGCGGGTTACGAGAAGCTAGGCCCATGTATCAACTCCGAATGTGCGATCCCACCACCTGGCCAACCCACCCCGCCAGCACCCAGGCGAGTGCGATGGTCAGGATTAAAGCTAGGCCGATGTAGACTAGTGGTCGCATGACTCCTCCCTGTAGTTAAACTTGCCCAGCCACTCGGTCAGCACGCCCCGCATAATCAGTTCCCAATCATCGAGTTCATGGAACGGCTTGGCCCCGGCAGCGATACACTGGAGCGTAACCCCTGCTACCACGTGGACATTACCGTCTGGTGTTGGGATGCTAAACCAACCACTCATATCTCCACCCCTAGCGACTCACAGAGCCGTTTCCAGTCGGCTTCAAATATCTCTACCCATCCTCTTTGCTCTAGGCTGTTGGCTTGCAGCCACTCCATTAGCTTCCGCTGTGCGGCAATCTCCCGCTCGATTGCGTAGTCCTCTGGCAATCCATCCGCTGCTGTTATTACTGCCTCCCGTTCCTCTTGTGTCAACTCCCAGGGGTTACTCACCTTTCACCGCCTTCGCCGCCGCTTCGCAGATGGCACGACATATCTCATCTGTGCAGTTGACCGGTGATGAATGCACATACTGGTTCCCTGAAAGACTGAAATGGTAGAACTCCACCATATCGGGGCAGATGTTATACAGCCACCCCTTCGCCTGCATCTTTTTAATGACCCGCAGCGCATCGTTGGCGTCGGTGGCGGGGGTGAAATCGCCAGCGTACCCGCCATTGGGGATGTACCACAAAGCAGAGTATTCAGACTCGTGATGAAACCCCATCACCCGCTCGGCCATCAGCCGGTTCAGTTCATCGTTGGTCATGGCATCCCATCCTTCCCGAACGCATAAGTAAAGGCAAGAATGATACAAAACCCCAAGCCGCATATAAAACCTAGGGCAAAATCCTGTGTCAGTGTCACGCCCATCGCCCCCCCCTCAGCGCTTCCTGGTGCAAACACTCCTCCGGTGGGTTAGCGCAGCGCCACCTGTGCCTACCGTCACAGTCACATGCACTCTCTGGCTTCAGCGCTTCCAGCACTTCTTCCTCTGTCACACCCGCCAGCTTGCGGTGGATTTCGGCCAGCTTCAGTTGCGCCCGCAGTTTGTCTATCTCGCTTTCTGCTGATACTAGACTATCAGTTAAGTTGTCGATGAGTTTCTCGGTATTTGGCGGATGCGCTATCACGTTGCGCAGTTCCTCATTCTCAGCCCGCAGCCTCATAATCTCCTGCGCCATAGCCACGGCGTGGTTGGCGGCGAGAGCTATATACTCAGCATTGGTATCGGATGGGTAATATGATGCTGGCCCAACTCTCCCAAAGGTATCGCCACTGATAGCCACATCGTCTATTTCACCTGACTGATAGCGGATTGACTGCCATTTTTGGCGGCTCACGGCTGGGCCTCCTCATACTCCCGCAGGCCCTTCTTGAGCGTATAGCGGTATCCTAACTCCTGGCATAGCACCGACAGGTTCTTGGCTATGCCGGGCCAGTTATAAGTCTTGGCTTCCGCATCGTGGTTCAGCCGCCCGATTTTTATCTCATCGGCAAACCGGCCCCACATCCTGATAATGGCCCTGGCATCATTTAGGTCAACCACTGGCTCTATACTCAGCCAGGTCGGGATACCCTTGAGCTTGGCATTTTTCAAGGCGTCCAGACGCAGGATCGTGCTAGGGGCATCCGGCTCCCATGCATCCCGTATCTCTGCCCGGATAGCAACCGC